CTCGTCTCCGCCTGATAGGTTGCTACAGCTGCCGCCTGATAGGTTGCTACGGATGACGCCTGAGAGGCTGCTCCAGTCTCCGCCTGATAGGTTGCTACAGATGCCGCCTGATAGGTTGCTACGGATGCCGCCTGAGAGGTTGCTCTCGTCTCCGCCTGATAGGTTGCTACAGCTGCCGCCTGATAGGTTGCTACGGCTGCCGCCTGAGAGGTTGCTACAGTCTCCGCCTGCGGTTCCCGTTTCAGCTTTTTTGCGAGTATACTCTATTTGCGCCTTGACCAGCCCAGCAAAATCGATTTCGCTTTTGAGTGTCAATTCTGATGATGCTAATTTGGTATCATCATTTTCTTTTTTATCGATTTTGCCACCCGCTTCTGCCTCGAAAAAGCGATTGCCGTTGATATTAGGATAATATCGCAGCACATCAAACGGAGCCTCACACGAGTGATAGCCTTTATCCCCGCAACGGATTGCGCCGTCATCGACCTCTTTTTTGCCGAGCACGTATTGCTTGCCTCGGCATTGCATATTTTTGTCTGTACCCTTATAAACTTTCACGCTTGTCTTCCCTCACTATCCGTTGTCACTGTCTCATAGACGCGCACGGCGTCGCGCCAGCTGCGGTATTTGCCGAGGTCAATGACCTCCGCACCGGGGCGGGCGGCTCTTTTTCTTCTTCTCGGCGGCTTTACGACTCTTTCGAGGATTTTCTCCGCGCCGTAGGCCAGCGTAATGATCGCGCATCCGGCGGCGATACTGCCGCACAAAACTAAGATCATGTTGTTGCCTCCTTTCCTTTAATTTCTGAACAGCGTCTCGATGTCGCTTTGCGAGAAACGCAGTTTTTTAAAGATGTTGCACAAGTCTTCATACGACCACGCCGAAAGGTGGCGCATACGGTAGCTGTAAAGCTGCGGGGATATACCCAAGTATTTCGCGGTCTTCTCGTCGGTCGTCAGGCCCATGCGGTCGGCGTTATAACGCATAATCGACCTAAACGTCTGCCTCCGCTGTTCCGCGGGCGACGGTTTTAATCTTGGCATTGTTTACCACCTCTTTCTCTATTTATGTTTTTGTCCCCAGCCCTACCACCTGCCGCCCAAAGCAAAAATTATGCAGTATCTATGTTTGTTCTGACGAAAGGAGTGTACATCCATGGTTTTCAGGGGAGGATTAGTTTTCGGGCGGCATGTGGTAAAGCTGGGGCGCGGCCTTTAAGCTTAGCTAAAAAAGCACAACATCAAAACCGCGATTAGCGTGCCTAAAATCGGGGCAAGAAGCATTAAAATGTACGGCAGTACCACTTTTAATGCTTCTTTTCGTGCCCGGTCTTCCATTCTCATTCCGCTTCCTCCTTTATCTCCTTAACTCACACCGCTTTCGGGTTGGTCGCGTCTGCGTCTTTGCGCTCGGTGCGCATCGTTACCAGTTCCACGCCGTCCGCAAGGCCTGCGGCGTAAATCTCTGCCATTTTCACGGCAAGAGCGCGTTTGTCCGCAGGCACAGCTTTAACGATCTGAATAGCTTTTTCTGCTTCATGCGTTAAGACCTCGTACATTAAATTTACCTCCTTTTTTTGCTCTCTGTTATTTGTTACCTATATAATACCATAGGTGGGCTATATTGTCAAGCTTTATTTTATTGGTGGCAAATATTTTTTCGTTGACTTTATTTCGGATTATGGTATAATACTATATAAGGAGGTGAACGAATGGAGACAATAAACGAGCGTGTGCAAAAGGTCTTAAAAGCTTCGTCCCTTACGCAGTCTGAGTTTGCGGAAAAGATAGGAATAAAACAAGGTAGTTTGAGCCTTATTTGTTCTGGAAAATCAGGAATTGGAGATCGCACAATCGCCGATATTTGCCGTGTTTTTGGTGTCGATCTAATCTGGTTGCGTACCGGTGCAGGCGAAATGTTTAAGCAGAAAACACGTGAGGAAGCATTGGCGGAGATTTTTGCCAGAGCACAAATCGATGATGACGACCGAAGCCGACTGCTTCGCGCTATGGCGCAGCTACCCGATGAGTATCTGCCGATTTTTGTAAAAGGGCTTGAGAAGATTTGCGAGATATTGTCGGAAGACAAATAAAAAAGGCGAGAACCGAATTTTTAACGGTCCTCGCCTTTTGCTTTGTGCGCCTACATTTTCCCTGCCCATATTGATACAGATATGTAAATCTTTCGCAAAGTATCTACGGGGAGATCCAGCAGCATTTCTGAAATTGCGTCTATTAAGTTTTTTCGGATTCTGTTTTCTTCCCTTGTTTCTACCGTCTTCATTTGTTCAACTCCGTTCTTTTTATAAAAAAATTTTTTATTTATTTGTTGACTACGTGCGTTTTTAGTGATATGATACAGTTAAATTATGAGGTAAATATACGAAATGAGGTAAAATATTATGGCTTTGTTCTCAGGAAACCAAAAAAACACCGCACAAAATGTCTATACAAATATGCGCCCATATCTAGCTCAAAAAGATGGTGCGGTTCACGTCGTGCTGATAAACAGTTTTTCGCAGCTTGCTAATCAGGTCTTTAAGTGCGATGAAAAATACACAACGGAAATTGACTATGTTTTAAACTGCATGCAAAGGGAAGGCTACGAAATCTTGGACATAAAATTTAATTCGATTCCCAATCAGGGGATGACGGGAAACCGGACGGGATTTAACACGCTTATCACCTACAGATAAGCCTTTCGTTTGATTAAATAATAGGCCTCTCAAACGGTGGTGTAAATATTCAATTTTGCATAACAGTACTCATAACAGTACTTTATATATGACTTAAATTACAAATTAGGTGCTTCTTATGGATTTTTCGACAATCGATTTGGACGCGCTTATACCAAAGCTGGAAGATCGACGCGTCTCGCTCAACTTATCTTATCAAAACGTTGCGGACGCTTGTAATGTCTCACAAAGTACAATTATCCGCATTTTTAAACGGCAGGCCGACCCGAGCATCGTTGTGCTTAGATCTATCCTTGCCGCCGTCAAATATGACATCGTTACACCGCCGATGCCGGATGAAGGCTCCGAGAACGAGCAGATCGAGTACCTGAAGAAAAGCATTGAGTTTGAACGCGAAGATAAGATTGTGCGACTCGCGCAGCAAGAAGCACAATTTATGCGCCAGCACAACGAAGATCGGCGGCTCGTTCGGATTTGCTTGATTATCTGCATCATCCTTGTGATTTTCGTTTGCTTCTTTTTTGGCTACGATATCACAAACTTAGATCGCGGTTGGATACAGGCTCGCTCCGCTTCCGGCGGTTTGCTCAAATAACAAAATCCCGTGGATACAAAAACGTATCTACGGGATTTTCAATAATAGGAGGTTTTTACAATGGCAAAAGCTAAAAAACTGCCCTCCGGTAACTGGCGCGTAAATCTATACGATTACACGGATCCATCCACCGGAAAGCGAATTTACAAATCATTTACCGCCACAACAAAAAAAGAAGCCGAATACATGGCGGCAGAATACAAATTGGACGGAAAGCAGCGCACCGCATCCGCCGGAGACATGACTTTGAAAGAGGCATACACGCGCTATATCGACAGCAAAACCAACGTGCTCTCGCCCTCTACGATACGCGAGTACCGCCGAAGCGCCCGGAATGACCTACAAGACATTATGCCGCTAAAGCTGCGCGACATTACGCAGGAGGCCGTGCAGCGCTCCATAAACCAGTTCGCGGCAAATCATGCGCCAAAGACCGTGCGCAATGCCCATGGGCTTTTATCTGCCGTGCTGGGCGTATATTATCCCTCTTTCCAGCTCTCCACGGGCCTGCCCCAGAAGCAAAAGGCAAGAATCACCATTCCGACAGAGGCGGAAGTAAAGGCATTATTGGAAGCGGCCGAGGGCACTAATATGCACCAAGCTATTTTGTTGGCTGCTGTAGGCACCCTGCGCCGCTCCGAAATATGCGCACTGACGCAAAGCGACGTGCATGATAACGGCGTCATGGTCAACAAGGCTATGGTCTGTGACGATAATCACGAGTATGTTATCAAGTCTACCAAAACAACCGCCGGAACTCGCTTTGTGGAGCTGCCGAAATTTATCATTGATGAGCTGCGCAGCATAGATAATGAGCGCGTATGCCCATACTCGCCTATTACAATATCAAACCTCTTCCGCACGCTCTCCCTACGCGTGTTGGGTAAACCGTACCGCTTTCACGATCTGCGACACCATTCCGCCTCCGTTCTGCACGCTATGGGCGTGCCGGACCTCTATATCATGCAGCGCGGCGGGTGGGAAAACCGCGATGTCCTCGACAAAATCTACGAGCACGTTTTATCCGATGAGCAAAAGGACTTTAATGCAAAAATCGTTGACCGATTCACAAAATCTTACGGATAAAAGTAAAATGCAACACAAAAAGCAACACATGTTTTAAAACACATAGAGTTTATGCGGGTTTTGCGCTTATATATTACGGGTTCAAGTCCTGTTACCTGCACCAAACCCAAAAACCGCATGAAGTCTAAAAAGCTTAGATTTCATGCGGTTTTTCCTTTTATTTTTTTCAAAAATATTTTTACATTTTAAAGTTTATTTTTACGGAATTAAGCCGTTTTTTATCAAAATGCAACACGATATGCTACACGCTGATTTTTGCGTCCTTGTCTTCTAAATCTAGATTTTTTAAAAAAAATTTGAAAAAGTACTTGACTTTATACAGCTATAGATGTATAATATAAGTGTCAAAAGGAAAGAAAAACAAAATGGAGGAAATCAAAATGATGAACACAATGTTTAATTTTATCGGCAGTGAAAAGCAAATCGAATGGGCAAAGAAAATTGTAAGCGGCCCGTATGATTTTTTGATGTATATTGCGTCTACTGCCAAAGAAGAAATAAAAGCGCACGGCGAAGTAAGCACATATTGCGAAGAGGTTAAGTTTTACAGCGAGGCCGCTAAGCGCTATGAGGCCGAAATCAAAAAGCTTGTGCAGGCAATGCCGGAAGTTAAAGCAGGCTTAGTCATTGATCGCCGCGACAACTACGGAAAGTTAGCAGACATGATCCTTGAGGGAGTGCTCAAGGAGAACGGAAAACGCGGACTTGTTGACGCTGGTTGGCGCCCGACGTGGAACATGAAAAAAATGGGATTTTAAGTAGGTGCGAACAATGAAAAAAACTTACATCACCAACGGCAAAAACACTTACAAGCTCTACAACAATATTGAAAGCCTCTATGGCGAATGGATGCTCGAAACCGAAGGCCAGCCGGAAACGCTCTCCAGTCTTGAAGACGCAGACGCAACCGATGAAATAGATTACGTTGAGGAGATCATCGGTGATCCTGCAACACCGTGGGAAGAGTGCGACGAGAACGACAAAAAGTATGTAAATAAGTGGCTAGACATTTGGGGCATTACATCTGCCCGGAATTTTTAAGGAGGGTTTAAAAGATGGTACGCGTAAGCTGATCCTTAAATGGGTAGCGCCGATTTTTGTAAATGCAGGCAATGCGGATAATATGTTGCCCACGATCCACCGAATAAAGTAAAGGAGCTCAAAAATGACAAACTTACAGCGATTACGTTTAGCCGCCGGATTATCTCAATCCCAATTAGCGAGCAAATCCGGCGTAAACGTCCGAATGATACAGCAATATGAGTGCAAAAATCGCAACATTAACAAAGCTCAATTTGATACGGTCTGCAAATTGTCCTCTGCCTTATCGATTCGGGCGGAGGATTTGCGAGAAATCGACGAGTAAAAGCAAAAACCCCGGTATGCTAATCAGATACCGGGGTTTTGCCTGTTTGTGCCGAAATTGTCAAAAGGACGGCAAAAACAATTTCATTTCAATCCTACGCCCCGTTTCCGGGGCGACATGTTCGGAGGAAATCCGAACGCTTAATAGTATAGCTTGTCTTGCGAAAAAAATCAAGATTTTTTAAAAAAATTTTGAAAAAGCACTTGACTTTATATAGCTACTGCTGTATAATGTAAATGTCAAAAGGACAAGGACACAAAATAAATTCAATCCAACGGAGGAAACCAAAATGAAAAGAATTAAAGACTACAACGGCAACACGATCGATTTTGAAGCAGCGGTTATGATGATGGACGACGAAATCCGTGAAGAACTTCACGCGCAGGGCATTGAAGATGAGCAGGAATTTTATAATGCTTATTGCGATAAGCATTACGAGAAGTACGGCGAAGATTTTGAGATTTGAGAAAAAGAGGAACGAAGATGCCGACAAGAAAGTGCGTTAAATGCGGCGCGCCGTTTGAACGCCGCTATGAAGATCAATTTTTGTGTGAAGCGTGCGCAGCAAAATCAAAGGCTAATTTTGCTGTTAAGCTTAAAGATCGTACATGCCGCACGTGCGGAACCACATTTAAAGGCGGCCCCCGTGCATGGTATTGTCCGACGTGTAGAGCCGAACGCGAAAGAGTTTCCCGTCGTAAGCGGAATCAACATCCTCCGCGGCGCAAACTCGGCAGTATAGATCAATGCGAAAACTGTGGCAAGGACTACATTGTTAATAGCGGACTGCAAAGATACTGCCCAGAGTGTGCGCCTTTAATGGCGCAAAAAAAAAGAAATCTCATCTCCCGCGAGTGGAACAAAGAGCACCTTGATCGAGAAGCCATTAAAGCCGACCGTGCGCAAGCCAGTAGCATTAGATTTTGCTCCGTATGCGGCAAAGAGTTTTCGGCCGAAGATGCGGTAGTGTTTCAGCTCGACATTTGCTCCCCGGAATGTTTAGCTAAATACCGATTAGAGCATCCTACCGATCCCACGAACAAAATCGCCATTGATGACGTGGTCTCCACATATCAAGCAACGAAAAGCCTTTTGGGAACGGCTAAGCACTACGGCGTAACGCCCTATGTGGTATGTAGATGCTTAATCACGCGCAATATTTACGATAATCTTCCACCGATTGCGCAACAAATACGTGACATGTACGACCGAGGAATGAAGAATGCGGACATTGCACAGGCTCTAAATATCAGCGTTGCGACCGTCCGAACTTACGAGCCGTATAATACAACAACAAAAACCATTAAAGCATCCCGCAAATAGCTTTGTAAAAAACAAAAAAAGGCGCAGCTCCCATCGAAAAGATGAGGCCCTGCGCCTTTTGCTTTGCTTGCAAACTGTTAAAAAATGTTTATTTTACCATTTTAGCAAACAGTTTGCAAATCAATGTGATAATTTAGCGGTTTTTTAACATCTTACTCCATCTGGATTGCATCAATGGCCGAGCCGTAAATGCCTGCGTAGCCGTTTGCGCCGGAATTGTACTTGCTGCCAAAACGCACCCAACTAAGCCAGCCGCCGCCCTTGATATGTACGCGGCAGTTTACAAAGCCGACGGGTGTGCGTATTTGTACGCCGTCGATCTGCTCGCCGTAAATTCCCGCGTAACCGTCTGCACCTGCGCCGCTGTTTTTGATCTCCGGTAGCCAACCACCGCCCCGGAGATGAACACGATAATAAATATCGCAGTTTTTGGCATTGATTTTAAGTCCTTCCATCGCCTGCCCAAAATTGCCCGCGTAATCGTCGCAGTTTTTTACCTGCGGGAGCCAATGGCGGCTTGCATATACGGAGTACGTCAGATCGCCCGTGCACGTGGGCTTTGGCGTACTCGGCTTGGGTGTAGGCTTTGCCGGTGTGCTCGCCGTCATATAGCTTTTCACCATGTTCAAAAAGCGCTGCCAGCCCTTGTCGAGCGTGCGGTGCGGGCAATATTTGCCGTCGAAGTCCTGATGCTTCTTCACGTGCGAAATATCCCACTTGCGTTCGGTGAGCAGCTTTGCGATATACTCTGCGGCGTTCTTTTCGGCTTTATCGAAGCGCGTGCCGCCCGAAAGCGAATAGCAAATTTCAATGTGAATGCCGTGCGCGTTGCCGTCGCGCTGCCCTGCCGCAAACGCACCTCTACTCAGCGGGATACCAATGACGATCTCCTTGTCATCGACCGCCGCGTTAAACGACGTAGAGCTGTCGTTGCGAATCATATACGCGACTTCATTCGCGGCGGAAGCATCGTTCGCCGTGTTGTGGACGACGATATATTTCATGTCCTTTGCGCAGGACTCCACCGGCACTTTCAAATCATATTTGCTCTGGCTAAGTAAATTTTGTTTGATCGGTACCATTTATTTATCCTCCTTATGTAGTAGCCATGGACGCAATAGCATCCTCAAGCTTTTTGATCACGATGTTAACGTCTCTCTGATAGTCAAACCTTACCCCTGCGCCGTCTGCGGCTTGCACCACGGTGTCGGGCGCGTAAGCGGTGAGGGCTTTGTAAGCGGCGATTTCGGCAGGGGTGAGCGGGGTTTCAACGGGGTTGGCGAGAGCGTATAATAGAATGTATTCTCCTTCTTCTGGGAGTTTAGCGCTAATGGGGATAAAAACCTGCGCATTGGATGTGTCTACATAAAAGTGCGGAATATCCTCTGTAAACGAAACGATAAATTGCAATTTATTGCATAGGGCTTTTGTTTCATAATTGCGGCCATTGAGCGGCAACCGAATCGATAGTCGTTTTGTTACCGCCAAGTTAGTGGTTCCTGTAATTGTACAGGTTGACAAGTCCACAACGTTCACCATCTGCATCTTCACTCCTCTATCCAAGTCCACCTCGTCACACACCCACTGCTGTCCCTGCGGGTCAGTGTAGTTGCCGCCAGAGGTGACATGGATGCCGGGTAAGCCGGTGGGGGTGGTCAGGGTGAGAGTTTGCGTTTTACCGTTTCCGTTGCTCAAGGTCACTGCAATCGTCCCGCCGTCACCAGCGCTCACGATAGGCACAGGCGCATCGGGCGTGGGTGTGCCGTCTTGCGTGCTCTTACCGTACACGGTCAGACCGCACAGCGGCGCTGCGAAAGCATCGTCAACGAGGATCGGATTGCCTGTCTCACTGCCGACAAGGATGTTCTGCCGCGCCTTGACTGCGCTGATAGCGTCACCTGTGGCTTTTGCGTCAGCGGCTTCGCCCTCGTGGGTGAGGCTGGTGTCTAGTGCTACGGCAGGGCCGGTGTCGCCTTTAGGGCCTTGCGGACCAGTTGCACCCGTTGGGCCTTGCGGGCCAGTTGAACCCGTTGGGCCTTGTTCGCCCTGCGGGCCTTGCGGGCCGACCGGGCCGATGGGGCCTTGCTCACCTTTAGGACCTTGCGGACCATTAAATTTACCCGCATCAGCGTCATCACGGACGCTTTGAGCAACTTTTTGAGCTTGTTCAGCTTTGCTATCCGCTTCATTTGCTGCCGACAAAATCTGCTGTACCACGTCCGGCGTAGGTTCTGCGGGGGCGATCCCCTCCGTACCCGCGCTTGCTGCCACACGATAGATTTGGCTCACGGAGATCTGCCGCACGCCGTCCGTATATCCTGCAAACGTAAGCTCTCCCGTGCCTGCAACCGCAGTGGCCTCCGCAGGGACAGACACGACATTATCCGATTCAAGGCGTATTTGCACGGTTTCGCCTTCTGGCGGGTGGAAAGCGACGATAATATCGTAATCTACCCATTCGCCATTGCGCGTGATGCGCAATGCCTCCACGCCGTAGCTGCCCGCCGTGCCGAGGCGGATCGGCTGTTCGGCACACTGCGCAGCGTATCCGTCCAATGTGATCTCGTGCATAAACAATTTATATCACCTCTTTTCGGATTGTCCGTTACTGATCCGGGAAACCGTCTCCGTCCGTGTCGGGCAGCTCAGGCAGGCCGGCAACGCTTGTGAGGAGCGAGAGTACGCCGGCGAGCACCGACGCGCTGGCTACCACGATCCAGTCCACCTCGCCGAGCACCGCAGAGGTGCCGATCGTCGCGACAGCGGTCTGCGCGATTGTTTTCACGGCGCGGACTCCCGCGGCCTTGAGCCAATTTTTCCACTTTGTTTTCATGGGTGATCCTTCCTTTCTGTGTCCTCCAGGTCTGCAAGGCGGTGGTTTACGACCTTGATTTGCTCTTGTATTACGGGGATTTTTTCCGCAAAATTATTATGTTTTCGCACCTCCCGCGTGAGCTCTTCGATCTTCGCGTCCGTGATCGCCTGCGCGATCCGGAGCTTTTCTTCTGCGCGGCGGTTGCCAGCGACGTTGGTGATGATCACGCCGACAAGCGCGAGCCCGCCGGTGATGATCGCGACAAAAATGTTTTCCAATGCTCGCCTTACCCTCCCTTAGCCGATGATCGAAAACGCGGGGCGAACGCCATAAGAGCTAGAAGCGTAGTAGCAGGTCGCATTGCCGTTGTCGTCTACAAGGGCGAAATAGGAAGCGGTAATAACGTCTCTCAACCACCATGTCGTACGATTGCAAATACGGCTCGGCTCGTGCTGGAACAGCGGCAACTGGGATTTCTCGACACGGTAGTTAGCCGAGAAATTGCTACCGTCAGAAACAGGGGAGAAAATACCACTGCCGTAGACCATCTGCTCGCACATAAGGTCAACTTCGGAATCGCACCATGCGCAGCCGGAAGCACGACCATTCGCAACAGCGTTTGTCAGATAGATCCTGTGTTGCAGGATATGGCCGCTAAATGCCACATTGATGGTGGTCTTAGCCTGTTCCAGCCCTTCGGTGTACATCTTAGAGCCCACATAGCCGCCAGTAGTGACGTTCGTGTCATTCATCGCGTGCGTATACATATTGCCGTCTGGGACAAGCGTGACGTGGTGAGTATTGCAGACTGTATCTCCCGTCCTGTAATAATAGTCAAAGGCAGCGATACGATAGGTCACATCTCCAATCACCCAGTAATCACCGATGTATAAGTCGGTAAAACTACCATCCGCAATAGCCGCCCATTGTGTGGCGGTCACGCTCGTACCGAGGTTTTTTCCGCGGTAGATGGAGTTATGCGCGCCGGCCCCGCTAGACAGTATGGCAAGCACAGGAGCCGCCGCGTTTTCCGCGTTAGTTGCCGCGGTCTGCGCTGCCGTTTTTGCGCTTTCGGCCGCAGCCGCGTCTCCGCTGGCGTTGCTTGCTGCCGTTTCTGCTGCGGTCTTGGCACCTTCCGCGTCGATTGCGCTGGTGGACGCGTTCGTTTCGGACTGTCCCGCATTTATGGCCGCTGTCTGCGCCTGCCCGGCCGCGTTGGAGGCTGTACTCGCCGGCCGCCGTAGCGGAGTCTGCCGCTGCGTTTGCCGAAGATGCAGCCTGTTCTGCCGCTGCCTGCGCGGCAGACACCTGTCCCGGTATTCCCTCCGCCGCCGCGAGTGCATCGGCAATCTGCTTGGTCAGGACGCTGTAATAATCCGACGAGACAATCTCCGCGTCTGAGACGACGTTAGCAGAGACGTGCATCACGACCGCAAACGTCGTGATGCTGGTGCCCGCACTATCGTACAGTTTGATCTGTACCGGCACGTTTCCGCACACCGTAAGGGCCTGCGGCACAAGGGCCACGGTCACGACGTTGCCGTCGATCGTCGCAGCCGGCGTGCTGCCGTCAGGCAGCGTGTCGTAAAAGCCCGCGGTGCCGTCCGGCTTTTTGTAGCGGACAGTCACAAGCGTACCGTCGGGCACCGCCCACTGCGCTCCACCCGCGTAGATGCTAAAAGCGATTTTGCGGCTGTTGCTGTCGTCCTGTACCGCGTGTATGATTTGCGGCGCGCCCGGGTCGAGCAGGTCGACGCGCAGCGCCGCCGTTGTTTCAATTGACATTTTTTATCGTCCTCCCCTACTAGTCATTGCTGCAGAGCACGTAGTGGCCGAGCTGCGAGTCCCATACCCACGAGACGCCAAAATCCGCGTTATCGCCGATGGCGAGCCGGTCAAAGTGCCCGATGCGCTGCCCGTTTACTACGGACAGGATTGAGTTTCCGCTTTCGGTCCGTACCTTGTTGTAGACAACCAACGTCCCGGCTTTAATCGTCCCGGTATAGCTTCCGTCGCTTTTTTCGCCCACGCCTACGCCAATCGGCCCGAAGTACGAGTAACTGCTGTCCTCGCCGAGGCCGCCCTCATTTGTCACGGTGCCGGAAAAGACCTGCACAATGCCTCCGGCGCTTTGGGCTGTCGAGTAGATGCGCACGCGTAGGTTGTCGTTTTCCATCAACCTCAGCACCGCCGCCCACAGGTCCATCTCAAATCCGGCGTTTCGGCTCACCACATGGTCGGCGATCAAGTTGACGATGTTGACGAGATCAGCGTTGAGTGTGCCCGCTGTGATAAAATCGGCGACCATACCGTTTTCCAACGTGGCCCCGTAAGAAAACGGGCCGTTGTAGCCGTTATTGCTCGCGCCCCATCCCTCATGATTAAAGCGCCACACCTTGCGCGCCTTGGTCGGGTCCGGATCATCCGCGATGTACAGCGTGTCCGGCATGCCGTCGTTGTTGGTATCCAGCAGACGCACCGCGCCGCCGGATGCGCCGATGATAGTCTCCGTCAGCGCAAGCACTGCCTCGCGCAAGTAAGTCTCGCTCGGTTTTTGCTTGATCTCCTGTTGCTGCCCGACGATAGTGTCCGCGATGTTGGTGCGCACGTCGCCGATCTCGACCGAGCTGTACCGCTCAAGCAGCACGTCCGTCTCGATCTTGACGATCTCGGCCTTCGCCTCCACGCCAAGCTGCGGGTAGCGTATTGTCACCGTGTCGCAGAGGTCGCACTTTTCGAGCAGCGCAAGGTCATCGTACTCCGGAAACTGCTCGAGCTGTACAAAGCTTGCCGTGATGCTCGTTTTAGGTATGCCGATCTTGTTGTCCTCGACATATTTTTCCGCACGCGCCTGCAGCTGCTCCGGTGCCGGCTGCGTCTCAAAATCGTTGGAAAAATCCACTGGCACGACGCGCGTAAAATCGTACGTGCCCGGCGCGTTGACAATCTTAGGGTCGCAGGTCACAAGCGTACCCTCGGCGTTTGTCCAATACGGATAGATGCCGGTCGCCACGTTGGAGATGTTGCGGTCCTGCTCGATGTCCGTCAGGTTTTTGCCGTAGCTGATCACGACGCCGTTGTCGTATCCGCGATGGCCGTACAAGCGGACGGTAAAGCCGTCCCACTCGTACTCACCGCCGTACACGTCGAGGATCGAGCCGGATGAGCCGCCGAGAACCGAGCGTGTCGACGACGGTGTAGAAACAGCAAAAGACGCGACGGTAGCCTTGTCCGTCCAGAAGGTGAATGGACTATCCACCGCCGCGTTAAGGCTTAGCTTTGAGAGCGCATCCGGCGCGTTGATCGCTGTAAAAGGATTGAGCGGCACGCCGGAAAGATCGTAGGTGATATGCTGCGCGTACACCATGATGATGCCGTCCATCGGCCGCGTGATCCGGTAGATGCGGAAAGGCTGCGGAGCACGGTACGGGCTCGGGATCGCATAGATGATGCATCGGTCCGTAATCTCGTCAAAATGTACGCCGGTGTCCGGGTATTGCATCGTCAGTTCGAAAGCGCCGTTGCGCTCCTCGGTGACCGTGCAGCTGATCGAATCCGTCAGGACACCGAGCCCCTGCGTGTCAAACTCCGTCGCGGTGGACGGAAAAAGAATCGGTTTCATAGTGCCCTCCATCGCGGGGTAATCTCAACGGCTGAGACTCCGCCGCTCCAAGTAATCCGCGTTTCGCCGGCGGGCAGAGTCGGAAACTCGCCACCTGCGATGCGGATCGTGCCGTTTTTGTTTTTAAGGCCGCTGTAGGCGTTCTGCGTTTCGGCGTCCAGCGTCAAGCTGCCGTCCATGCTGTCGATCGTCACGGTGACACCGCCGACCGTCAGCACGCCGCTTCCGCTGCCCGTGATCTGGATCAGCGGCAGCGATTCGTCCCAGTTGTTAAGCAGGACCTGTCCGTTTTCAATCGCCTGCAACCATGTTCCGGCCTTGATATACCGGTGCGGTTTGCAATTAAAATTCAGCGTCATTTCGCCCGACCGGTTTAAAAACCGCGTGTCAAAATCCAACGGCCCGGTAAAAATCGCCATCCGATATTCGTCCGGGTGGTAGTCGTCCTCCAGCTTTTGGTATGTCATCGGAGAGCCGAGGAGCCACATGCGCGCCGCGTCCGTGTTCCGCAGGAAGTCTTTGTGGATAAAAGCGGGATAAGAAACCGTGGTGTTTTTATACCGCTTGTTATCTCGGACTAGATCGCCGGACCGCCCGGGGATGGACACAAGTTCATAGCCCCTTTCGGGGCCGTTGAAGGTGTTTTCGCCACTGACATAGATACCGTACTCGCGGCAGCAATGCCCGGCAAACCAAAATTTATGCACCGAAAACCGCCGCCTTTCTTTCTGTTGCGTTTTGCATCTCATCCATGATGATATCCGCCAACGCCCGCACGTCCTGACCCGGCGCGCCGTATACCGTGATATTGACGCCGCCGAGGTCGGTCTGGTTGGTTGTGTTGTTGGTGAGCGGCTGCACCATGGCGCGGTTGCCCATCATTGTGAGCAGCTCCGGTCCGGCTTCGCCGACGATCGCCGAGCCCTGCGAGAGGATACCGCCCTTTGCCAGATACGGTATACTCGGGATATACGGGATGCTGAGGCCGAAATGCCCGCCGCCGAGCCATTTCGGCATTGTAAAGCTGATCGAGTTTAAGCCTCCGATCAAGCTGTTAATCGCACCGACCGCGCCGTTCAAAAGCCCGATGATGCCGTTTAACGGCGCCTTTACCATGTTGATGAGGCTGTTAAACAAGCCGCCGAAGATGTTGACGACGCCCTGCCACGCCTGCTTCCAGTTGCCCGTGAAAACGCCTTTGATGAAATCGAGCACACCCTGAAAAATCTGCTTAATCGCGTTCCAAGTGTTTTCAACATTTTTCATAAAAGCGTTGATAATGTCTCCCAAACCGGGTCCAAAAATCTCCGTCCAGTCCGTTTTGAAGACGCCTTGCAGCCAACTATCCAGCCCCAAAAGGATGCCTTCAATCAGGTCGCACGCGCCTGTGATTATCCCAGTGATAGTGTCCCACACGCCCGAGACGATCTCCTGCACACCACTCCACGCCTGTTCCCAGTTGCCGGTGAAAATGCCTTGAATAAAATCAATTACACCGTTGAGAACCTGATAAACGCCGTCCCAGATGCCTTTCAGCAGCGCAAAAAATCCATTCAGCACATTGCCTAAGACGGGGCCGAAAACCTCCGTCCAGTCCGTAGCAAAAACGCCCTGCAGCCACTCGTTAAATCCCGCCAACCACGCCTTGATCTCTTCGCCCTTTGTGACAATCAGCACCAGCACTGCAATCAGTGCGGCGATGGCCGCGATCACAAGCACGATTGGGTTTGCTGCAAGGAATGACAGCGCACCGGAAATTGCTGAAATACCACTGATCACGCTTTGCACAAACTCGACGATTTTTAGCGCAGTCAGCGCGAGACCGATCGCTCCGATTACACCGATTACGATTTCTTTGTTTTCAATCAAAAAGGATACGACGTTCGATATCGCATCAAAAAAGCTTTGGACGTATCCGACGATGGTATCCATGTCGATGCCTGCCGTTGCATCCAAAATCGCTTGCATAATGCCGTTTATGCCCTCCTGCACAGCTGTAAGTACAGGCTGCACACGCTCCGAAAGCTCGGCTGCCTTTTTTGTAAATTCGAGCTGCGCGTTGTTGGCGTCTACGATGTCCTTGTTGTTGCTGTACCATGCATCGCCGACATCACTGAGGCCCTGATCGGCCATAGCCTGCATGACGAGGTTTGTCCGGTCGGCCTGCGTTTCGGCGTCCTGCAAGGCGAGGTTGAAAAAATCTTCGGCGCTGGAAGCATCTTGCACCGCCTTGTTCCAATCCTCGTTTTCCTCGGTGTTTTCCTTTAGCATCACGCCGAAGGTTTCGCCCTCTTTGCTGCCCCAGTTCAGGACGTCCGCAAAGGTGCCCGTCACCTGCCCGGCGCGGATTGTTTCGTTTATCGATTCCGCAAGACCGTCGATCGGGATGCTGTCCCCGTATTTCGCCCAAGCGCCGACGGCACTCGAAATCAGACTGTTTATATCCTTTTGCGACGCACCGATCGCCTGCAAGTTTGCCGTTGTTGTGGCAGCGGACTGATCGTCCCCAAGCGCCCGGTAAAGCTGCGAAAAAGCCTCGCTTGTCTCCTCCGCGGAGTATCCCGCCGCCTCGCTGGAGGTTTCCAGCGTGCCCATGATCTTGCGGTACTCTTTGGTTTCCTCGTTCAGATCCTTAATCCCGGAAACAATTTCCTTGATTCCCTCGACAAGTATATCGGCTTTGAGGTGATCTGCGAAGCTGGACGCACTGTCTCCCGCTTCTTCGAGCGCGTCGTCTGCGTCCTTGGCCGCATCTTCTACGTCCTCGATCGGCTTCTCGTCGATCTTCTTGACCTTTGAGGCTGTCTCGGACGCCGCGTCGCCAAGTTGTTTTAAAGCGGATTCGCCCTTTGATTGCGCGATTTCATCCTGCAAGCTGGACGCCGCCTTTTCGGCTTTCCGCAAATCCGCTTCCGTCGCGACGATTTCGCGCTGCAGTGCATCGTACTGCGCCTGCGAGACTTTTCCCTGCGCAAACTGCTGCTGCACCTGCTTTTCGGCATTTTTCAACGAGTCCAGCTTTTGCTTTGTCTGTTCCACGCTCTCCGCCAAAAGCCGCTGCTTCTGCTCGAGCAGCGTGACGTTGCCCGGGTCCAGCTTCAGCAGCCGTTCGACGTCGCGTAGCTGCTTTTGCGTCGAGTTGATCTCTTTGTTTACGCCCGAAAGCGCTTTAGACAGTGCGGTCGTATCGCCGCCGATTTCGATTGTTATGCCTTTGATTCGATCCGCCATCTACTTCACCCTTTCGGAAAAAAGCGGTTAATATCCGCCTGCGTTGCTTTATACGGATACTTTTCTTGGTCGTTCGTTTGCTCGATCAGCATATCGTAGACCATGCCCACCGTCATATCGTCGAGGTCCTCGCGGCTCAGTCCCAACTCCGCGCAGCGGAGCATAAAGGTCGCGCCGGTTGCTTCGCGCACAGTCTGTCTTATTTTTTTTTAGACTTTGCTGTCGTCTGCGCGTTGATCGCCCAAAGCTCGAGGATCGCCGGAAGCACCTCGTAGATCGAAAACGTCTCGAAGCCGTCGAGCCACCCCTCCGGCGTGTCCGGAATGTTGGCGTCATACTGCCGCGCCATGATGTAGGCGGCGTTTTCAAAAATTTCGAGATCGGTCACATCAAGCTGCGATTCGTGCACTAGCGCTTCATACGCCTCGCGCTCTTCGGCGGGCGCATCTTCTGCCGGTTTTTTGGCATGGATGCCCTGCAGCGCTTTGGTATACGCCTTCTGAAGCTTGTTAAGGTCCTGAATCATGTCTCGGCCGATTTTATGCCGGTAAAGACGCGGGGTCAGGGCCGAAGCCCTAAACCCCACCTCCTTTCCGTCGATCTGAATTCTTTTTTCCATGTGCTTTACCTTTCTCAACCTACGGTAGGCGTATAGACCTTCGTAAACCACGCCGTGCGAACGCTCTCCGGCGTCTCACTGGTTGTACGCGCAAAGACGTTGCCGTTTTCGAGCGAAGTCGCAGAAATTGTGCTGGTCTGCGTCTGCGGCTCCTTGGTGTCCGTACTCGTCGCGCCGACAATGCCCGGGCGCGTGCCCGTGCAGTTGTACATGCAATACAGGTCGTTGTCTGCGTCGCCGTCGATTTGGAAAAGAAGCGCGAAGCTCTTCGGTTCAACACCTACATTCTCGATGATCGTCTTGTCGGTGGCGTTTAGCACGTATCCCCAGACATCCTGCAGCATCTTGTCAATAAATCGCGCCATTTCGAGGTCGCCCTCGTATCCGTTGTTTGAACTGGATTTGTAGTACACAACGCCGTCCGCGTAAAACGGCGTGATCTCGCCGCTCGCCTCGAGCGACAGATTCACAGCGCCCGGCACAGGGACCGGATTTTCCCAAGTCGGCGTATCGCCGTCTGCGGTCATTACCGCATAGTGCACGTTTTTGATGTTAAACTGCACCTTGTTTTCGTTTGTCGCCATTGTTACACCTCAACTTCGTATAAAATTTGATAACATTTTTCCGTATCAATATAAGTTTCCGATTTTTCCCAAAAGATTGAGGACAGGGCGCTTTCCACCCTGTCCTCTGCTTCTGGATTTTTATCTTTTGTGTAGAGCTCGATCTGCACATGATCGATCGGCTGGTATACGACGCCGTCCGCCGAAAAGTTATTGCTGTATGCGGCGAGATAGCAGATGTACGGCAACTCAGGCGCTCCGCCAATCGGCCATGCCCTGTATACCACGGGCAAACCTGTGCTTTCCAAAAGCTGATATAGATTCTCCAGCGTCATTTTTTAATCACCACTTTCACGGCACCCACGAGCTTATCTGCAGCAGCCTGTTCGGCCGGGCGGATATGCGGCCTGCCGTCCACGCGGCCACCGTTTACCTTCGCATGCCCGTTTTCGAGCAGATGCGTGAGCTGCGGCTTTGTGCGGTTGGATATGCGCACCCGGATGTCCTCCGGGCTCTCAAACTCCACCTTGGACGTCCAGCCGCGCGCATACTCGCCGGTATCCCGCGGAGATGTCGCTTTCAACGTGCGGACCGTTTCTTTTGCCACGTCCTTCACCGATTTTTTTATACCTTCGGCGACCTCGTCGCTGTAAGCCTTGAGCTCTTTTACGATCTCGATCTCAAGCTCCTGTAACGGGATTTTCCGCGCCACGCGCCACACCCGCCTTTCGCTCGAGATACAGCTCGATGCTATCGTTGTCCGGGTCTAAGTAGGTGCGGTACACGGCATACCGACGCGCATTTTCGCCCGAGCCGATCTGTACGATCTGCTCTCCGTTGTAATTCACGATCGGTGTCACGGCGACAAGCTGCGGCTGCAGGCCGTTCTGTCCGGCGTCTGCCCACTCTGCTCTCGTGACCGACTGCAGGTGCGCCCATACCGACGTTGCTGTCTCCGTCACCGTGACGTTTCCGATCGCGTCTTTTTTATAGCTTTCAGAGATCAGCAAAATGAGATCATCCATTTGCCTCCCCCTTCTGGCCAAAAAGCCGGTTGTTCAGTGCCCACCGCAGCATGCGCGGCATTTGCACGTTTTCCTCGCGTCGGCGGCGGTACAGGTAAGCGGCATACATTTCGACGAGCATCGCATCCTGCACCGTATCCGTCAGCGTGATGCCCTCCTGCGCGATGTAGGCTCTGGCCGATGCGATGAGTACAAACAGATACAGGTCGAGCGCAGAGCTCGAAACCTGCAGGTCAACCTTCAAAATCTCCAGAATGTCTTCATCCGTCAACGTCAACGTCGCTTACCTCCTTGTTTTTTTACTTTGTTACCGAGACCGTATAGACGCGCACTGCGTTGCCCTGCGTAACCGTGACCGTAAGCGGATGCGCTGCGCCGTCCGTCAGCCATGTCACTGTGCCGCCATTGCGCACGTTCTGGCCGTTGTAGCTAATTGCCACCTTCGCGCCCGGCTGGCTACTGGTTGCCTCGATCTTTGCGCTCGTTCCGGTGGGCGCGAGCGTATAATTGTATGTACCCGTTGCAAACACGGGCGACAGCGTCTCTGTGCCGACTGCCAGCGCGGTAAGCTTCGCGTCGTTTGCAGTATCTGCGGCAAAGTCCATCACGGTTGTGACCGCCGCGTTGTTGATGTTGATCGCAACAAACGCGCCCGGGATGACCGGCATACCGTCCGCGCGCTCCTTACCCTTGAAAACGGTGTTGTCCTGAATAAACTGCACCTCACGGCTGGACTCGATCGTCATACCGGCGCGCAGCGCGAGCAGGTACAGATCACCGTAGCCGCCGATGATGTCGCCGTCCGGGATAAACTCGAGCACATCAATGTCGCCATCGACGACCGGCATTGTGCCCGGGAACTGCGCGACAAGATCGCCCTCGTAGTTAAACGCGATCAGCTTCGCGCGAAGCTTGGCGTAAGTTTTACTGTTCATCGCCCAGAACTGGCGGCCGCGGCTGTAGCGCGTGAAGGTGTTGCCGGCTGCGACAGCCAACGCGGACCAGAAATCAATCGGTTCGGCCGTGCTGTCCACCTTGAGGATGTTGCTGGTGTGGAGATCGACCCACTCCGGAGCATTTGCCGGATAGTCGGCGGGCTTCGAGGACTGCGCGAGGCGGGTCACGATGC